CATAGCATCCATTACAGACGGGCACAGCCTAGTAAAGGCTTGTCAAGATGCAAAGGTTAGTCGTGCTACTTTGTATCGCCATATGAGCAAAGATGCTGACCTAGATGCTAATGTTAAGACTGCACAGAGACAGGCTGCTGAGAAAGCACTAGAAGAGTTAGAGGATATGTACGGAGATGCCCTGCATGGGCGTAAGAGCTACGATCCTAATCTATTGAGAGACTATGGGCATCATGTAAGATGGAAGGTGCAGAAGATATTGCCAGAGAGATTTGGCGAAGCTAAGAACAGAACTGGCGTTGAGATCAGTGATGGATCGTTGAAGATAGTTTGGGAGACTGGTTCCGAGGATGCAAGTTAAGATACCATACAAGCCTAGGGCATTACAGGCTGAGATGCACAAAGACCTGAAGAGGTGGAATGTGCTAGTGATGCACAGACGATTTGGTAAAACTGTATTTGCTGTCAATCATATGATTAAACACGTTCTTACTTGTCCGTTACCAAGACCAAGAGTTGCGTTAGTTGCTCCTACGTTTACGCAAGCTAAAAGGATAAGCTGGGATTATGTGAAGTATTATGCTGGAGTGATACCAGGTGTTACTTTTAATGAGACTGAACTAAGGGCAGACTTTCCTAACAATGGTCGGATTATGTTATTGTCAGGTGAAAACCCTGATGCTTTGAGAGGTATATACTTAGACTTGTGTGTCTTTGATGAGTATGGGATGCAGAATCCAAGGGTATGGGGGGAGGTTGTGAGACCGGCACTATCCGATAGAGAAGGTGCAGCTATATTTTTAGGTACACCAGCAGGACATAATCATTTTTTTGATATATTACAATCGGCTAAAGAGCAGGAAGAAGAAGGCTCTGACCAGTGGTACTGGAAGATTGCTAAGGCTAGTGAGACAAAACTGGTTAAAGATGTTGAACTAGAAGCTGCCAAGTTGCAAATGACACCGGAGCAATATGAACAAGAGTATGAGTGTTCGTTTACGGCTGCTATTATTGGTGCGTATTATGGGAAACTATTAGCTGATGCTGATGACAATGGCAAGATTACCAGGGTTCCATACGATCCTGCGTTACCGGTGCATACGGCTTGGGACTTAGGGATTAATGATTCAACGGCTATTTGGTTTGCACAGATCTATAGAGGGGGTGCTGTTAATGTTATTGACTATTATGAGAATAGTGGCGTTGGCTTGGACCATTACGCTGAAGTATTGCGAAAGAAAGATTATCACTGGGGAGATCATCTTGCTCCACATGATATTGAGGTTCGAGAACTGGGTAGTGGGAAATCGAGATTAGAGACGGCTTTTAGCTTGGGTATACGATTTAAGGTGATACCTCGAATGAAGATTGCTGACGGAATCAACGCTGCTAGAATGATGATACCTAAATGCTACTTTGATAGAGACAAATGTGCTGAAGGATTGGAAATGTTACGACAGTATAGGCAGGAATGGGATGAAAAGAAAAAGTTATTCCGAGATCAGCCTAGACATGACTTTACAAGTCACGCTGCTGATGCGTTTAGATACTTGTCTGTTGGGTTGGAGAATCGTACTGTAATGACTAAACCACCACAATCGGTGGCTGTTAATGAGTACAATCCTTTTACGCTATGAGGTATGGGCAGGACTATGAAGATGCACTGGAGATGGTGAGGTATAGTGAGCATCATAGGGATTGGGATGATTGGATGATACAAGATTATATTGAAAAACCTTTAGGGATAAGACAATATAAGATTATGAGAAACGATTTACATGAGCCATTGATGTTTGCAACATGGGCATTTCCTAGTGAAGAACAGGTACATGATTATGTTGGAACCACATATTTCCCTACTGATGGATACAAGGGAGGTGGCAAAGATGTTTGGTTAGTAGACTTTATTGCAAAAAAAGGTTATACAAGAAAAGGATTCCTTGAATTAAAGAGGATGTTTATGCGAAGTGGTTATAAAAAAGCCTATTGGTTTAGACCTGAAACTAGAAAGTTAGGTTGGCATATGTTGAAAGGAAAGTAACATGGGTGGTGGTCCTAGTGGTGGTGACGACACCAACGTAACTAACAAAGCTCTCTCAAAAGCGAAAGCTAACAGGAATAGAAAAGAAATGGCACAGTCAGGAGTGCAGGATCCACTTGATTTTACAAGGCTAAAAGAAAATTTACAGGCTAGAGAATTAGAAAAGAAAGCAGAAAAAGGACAGATAAAAGTTCCTGTTCCTACTTTAGGAAGTGTTGCTTTAAATACTATTGGCTCATTAGCTATGCAACAGCAAGCAAAAGAATTGAGGCGTGGTGGTGAAATGATTACTGATAACCAAGGCGAATATAAAGGTGTTGTCGGTACAAACTTTTTAGGTGGCAGGGTTTACAGTGGTAATCCAGACTTTGATCCTATAGGTGGTAAACCTAGTGGGGGAGATGATAATTCTCCACAAGTAACACAAAGAGCCGACCTTACGCCTGAAGTAACACCAGAAGTTACGCCTGAAAGAATAGAAAATGATGATGCAATAACAACAAGATACGCAAGGCGTAGAACAAAAAGGTCTGGACAAGCTGGTACTATAATGGAAGGTTATGGTGCTTTGAATAGAACTGCTGGTTCTAGGTCAGTAACATAGGAGGTAATTATGGGTGGTGCACCAAAAAAAATTGTTAAGACAGTTAAAAAGATTACAAAGCCTGTAGAGAAAGTCGTTAAGAAGGTTGCAAAACCAATAGAGAAAACCTTTATTGAACCTTTAGAAAAACCAGTTAAGAAGGTTGTCAAAGAAGTAAAAGATCTACCAAAAGATATTGAGAAAAAAATAATTGAGCCTGTAATTGAAAAGCCAATTAAGAAAATTGTTAAAGAAGTCAAAGAGACTGTAACTGGTACAGATAAATATGACTATAGGCAACCAGAACAACCAGCACAATCTCCTGAAATAACTCCAGAAGTTGTCGAAGATGAGAAACCAACTATAACAACTCGATATGCCACTAGAGGAAAACGATCAGGTCAAGCTGGTACAATCATGGAAGGCTATGGCGTAATACAAAGAAAGAAATCAGGAAGAGCCGTAACATAGGAGATAGCAATGTCATTTCTAAAACCAAAAGTATATGTTCCACCACCACCACCGGTTCCAGAAGAACCTGCTAAAGCCGATTATGAAAAGGCTGCTGCATTAGCCGGTGAAGCTGAAGCAACAGAAAGAAAGAAGCGTAGAGGTCGTGGAAGCACAATAGTTGCTGGACAGCTAGGGGAAACATCTACCAGTATGGGCAGCACAGGTGGTACACCAACTTTATTAGGATAGAGCTATGATGAATGTCAAAGATATAGTTGCTAGATTTCAACACGTTGAAGGTCAGCGAGATAACTGGAACAACCATTACCAAGAGTTAGCTGACTATATGCTGCCAAGAAAAGCAGACATAGTTAAGAAGAGAAGTCGTGGCGAAAAGAGAATGGAACTTATCTTTGATGGCACAGCTTTACAGGCTGTTGATTTGCTATCATCTAGTTTACATGGGATGCTAACATCAGGTGCTACACCTTGGTTTCATTTGACAATGAAAGATGAGGAGCTAGGCAGAGACGAAGAAGTACAAAGGTGGTTAGAGGATTCATCACAAAGAATGATGCGTGCTTTTACCATGTCTAACTTTGAGACTGAAGTCCATGAGATGTATGTTGACCTGGTTGTCTTTGGTACTGGGTGTATGTTTGTGGAGATGGATGACAAGACTTTACGTTTCAGCACAAGACATATATCTGAGTTTTATGTGACAGAAGACCAATATGGTATCGTTGATACTGTTTTTAGAAAGTATGAGATACCTGCAAGACAAGCTGTACAAAGGTTTGGTATTGATAATGTCGGTGCATTTATTGCTAGAACATTTGAAAAGAAGCCTGATGAGAATGTAGACATACTTCATGTTGTGATGCCTAGAGCAGATAGGGATCCGACAAAAAGAGATAATAAGAATATGCCGTTTGCATCTATGTATATCTGCATGGAGACAAAGATGATACTGGCAGAGAGTGGTTTTCAAGAACTGCCTTACGTTGTACCACGCTTCTTGAAGGCAACTGGAGAAGTGATGGGGAGATCTCCAGCAATGGTTGCGTTGCCAGATGTTAAGATGATAAATCTTATGTCTAAAACAATCATACAAGCAGCACAAAAAATGATAGATCCTCCACTATTAGTGCCTGATGATGGGTTTTTGCTCCCTATAAGAACCCAACCTGGGGGTCTCAACTTCTACAGATCAGGTTCTAGGGATACGATTACACCATTACAAACAGGTGCTAACATACCTATTGGATTGAATATGGAAGAACAACGAAGGGCAGCAATTCGTACTGCGTTCTTTGTTGACCAACTTTTAAGTGGTAATCAGCCAAACATGACGGCCACTGAAGTTATACAAAGACAGGAAGAAAGAATGAGAGTTATAGGTCCTGTTCTTGGTAGGTTAATGAACGAAATGCTAAGACCTTTGATTGACAGGGCGTTTGCTTTGATGCTTCGTGCCGATATGCTTGCCGTACCACCAGAGATATTGCAAGGTATGGATATTGATATCGAATATGTATCACCACTTGCAAGGGCACAGAAGTCTAGCTCTGTAAATGGTGTGATGAGAGCGTTAGAGATATTGATGCCGTTGTCGCAACAGTTACCGGTAGGAGATCATATTGATCCTGATGGATTGGTAACTTATCTAACTGATGCTTTAGGTGTTCCAAAGAAAGTATTGAAGCCACAGTCAGCCGTTGATGAAGAAAGAGAACAGCGTGCAATGATGCAGCAAGAGCAGATGGAAAGACAAATGGAGCAAGAAGATGTTGCTACTGTAGGTCAGGCTGCACAAGCTGTAAGAATGGTGGGTGCAAATGAATGACCAGATAGCACAGCTAAAGGTAATGTATAGAGATACCTTTGATGATAATGCTGGTAAGAAGGTTTTGGAGGATTTGGAGTTACGCTGTAACTGGCGTGCTTCAAGTTATGTAGCTGGAGATGCCAATGCTACAGCCTTTGAAGAAGGTAAAAGGGCAGTCATACTACACATTTATAACATGATGAAAGAGGAGTAAATATGTCAGAACAAGTTGCTGAACAGGTAGCCGAACCAGTACAGCCTTCAGTTATGGAAACACCAGCTGAAGTTGCACAAGGTGGGTCTGGTAACAGTTTCATGGAAATGATACCAGAAGAATTAAGGGAGCATCCAAGTTTATCGCCAATCAAAGACGTTGGCAATTTAGCTAGGAGTTATGTAAACGCACAGAGATTAATTGGCAGTGATAAAGTTCCGTTGCCAAAGAATCCAACAGAAGAAGATTTAGATAACATTTACAGTAAGTTAGGCAGACCAGAGACACCAGAAGGTTATGAGTTACCGGTTGATGGCAATGTTATTACTGAAGATGTTGCCAAACAATACGCAGATATTGCTCATACTTTAAGACTAACACCACAGCAAGCACAAGGTGTTTTGGATTATTACAAGAGCACAGTTGCACAAAGTTCAGAAGCTATGCAAATGGAAGCAGAGCAACAGGCAGAACAAACAGCAGCAGAACTTCAAAGAGAATGGGGTCCAGCTTTTGAGCAAAAGGTAACGGCTGCAAAAGAAGTTGTAGATCAGTTTGGTGGCAGTGATTTGCTACAGATGAAGCTAGAAGATGGTACATTGATTGGTAATCATCCAGCTTTTATCAAAGCATTTGCTGCTATGGGGGAGTTTAAGTCTACTGTTACAAGCGAAGATACTGTATCTGATAATGCTGTGAACAGAGCTTACACACCACAAATGGCACAACAAGAAGTTGATGCAATTATGAACGACAAGACACACGCCTATTGGAATAGAAAGGATCCTATAGGAAGACAACGTGCTATTGAACGTATGCAAGAATTGATGGGTTATATTCATGGCTGATGAAATAACACCACAACAGGATATCCGTTTGGAATGTTTACGGCTTGCAGTCGAGTTTGGAACACAAAGAGATGTGTTGCATCCAGAGAAACTTGCTGATATATATTACGAATGGGTTATGCAGGGTAGCTTGGCAACAAGTCCTCAAGACAATCGGAAAGACGATAGCCTAAAGTCGGCTCAAAAAACTAGGAGTGTCCGTAAAGGGTAGCACACTGCAAATAAATCAAATGTAACTTTTACGAAGGAGACTTAAATGTCAACATCAGTAACTACAGCATTTGTCCAACAGTATTCTGCTAACGTGCAGATGCTATCTCAGCAGATGGGAAGCCGTCTTAGAGATGCAGTTCGTGTGGAGAATATTACTGGAAAGAATGCTTTTTTCGACCAGGTAGGCGTTGCTACTGCTCAGTTGCGTACAACTCGTCATGCCGACACGCCACAGATGGACACACCTCACGCAAGACGTAGGGTGAGTTTAGCTGACTATGAATATGCCGATTTAATTGATGACCAAGATAAGGTTAGAATGTTAATCGATCCTACATCTTCTTATGCAATGGCAGCTGCTGCTGCAATGGGAAGAGCAATGGATGACGTTATCATCTCTGCTGCACTTGGCACATCTTTTACAGGTGAAACAGGCTCAACATCTACTGCGTTTGCTGGTGCTAACCAGATTGCAAATGGCAGTGCCGATATGTCTATTGCCAAGTTAATCGAAGCTAAAAAGATTTTAGATTTAGCTGACGTTGACCCATCAATACCAAGATATATTGCTGTTGGTCCTAATCAGATTGAAGCATTACTTGGAACTACTTCAGTAACAAGTTCTGACTTTAATACAGTTAAGGCACTTGTTCAAGGTGAAGTGGACACATTCATGGGTTTCAAATTCATTGTAACAAACAGACTATCGATTGCATCTAATATCAGATCATGTTTTGCTTGGGCAGAAGATGGTATTGCTTTAGGTGTCGGAAAAGATGTTTCTGCAAGAATAGATGAGAGAGCTGACAAAGGTTATGCAACTCAGGTTTATTACTGCATGAGCATTGGTGCTACTAGAATGGAAGAAAGCAAAGTAGTACAAATCGACTGTGATGAATCAGCTTAAGGAAGGGAGTGAATAATGACTACAAAAAATACAACTCTTGTAGCTAACTTTGAAGCTAGTCCTCAAGTTGCAAGTGATGCCCACGAGTTACATGGCGTTTTGCGTGTTGCTCAAGGTACAGTAGCGTTAATAGCAGGTGACAGTACAGACAATGATATTGTTATGCTTGCACCAGTTCCAAGTAACGCATCAATAACATCAATACAAATTGGATCAGATTCACTTGGTGGATCATGCACATTCAATGTTGGTCTATACCAGTCAAACGGAACAGTTGTAGATGAAGATCTATATGCTACATCCGTTGCTGATGGTGCAGCATTAGCTGAGTTAAGAAACGAAGCTGCTGATATAAACACTATCGGTCAACAGGCATGGGAAGACGCTGGTGCTTCAAGTGACCCAGGTGGTTACTACTATGTTGCAGTAACATTCAATGCAACAGGTGGCACAGCAGGTGATATGTCTTTTATCATACACTATGTTGTTAACTAAAACATTTGTGAGGAGCAGTTAATCTGCTCCTTACTTTTAGGAGTTTGATATGCCGTCAGTAGTAGACATTTGTAACGAAGCTATGGATTTACTTGGTGCAGCAACTATAACTGCATTAACGGAAAACTCTAAAGAAGCACGACTTTGTAATAGAAGATTTGAAACAGTAAGAGATGCCGTTCTAAGGTCACATCCTTGGAATGTAGCTATATCAAGGGCAACATTAGCACAAGATACTGATGCACCTGCATTTGGATTTACCTATCAATACACATTACCAACAGACCCTTATTGTTTAAGGGTTATTTCTTTTTGGAACTCAAACGTAAATAATGAGGTTGCTGCGTATGACAGCAATGTGATGTATAAGATAGAAGGCAGAAAGATACTATCTAACGAAGGTACTTGCTCAATAGTTTATTTATCTAGGGTAACGGATACAGAGCAGTATGATTCTTTGTTAAGTAGTACCATTGCACATAAACTTGCAGCAGAAACAGCCTATGCCATAACTGGTAGTAATGCTTTAGCTCAGTCTATGTATTCTTTATATCAAGCACGATTAAGTGAAGCTAGAAGCATGGATGCACTAGAGGGTTATCCAGAACAAATACAGGCAGATACTTTCACCAACGCAAGGTTCTAATATGGCAAGAGTATCGTCAATCATCACCAACTTCCGAGCAGGTGAGATATCGCCACGATTAGAAGGTCGTATTGATTTACAGAAATATAATGAAGCCGTAAAAGACTTAAGTAATATGATTGTATTTCCACAGGGAGGTACAACAAGAAGACCAGGCACATACTACGCAGGAACAACAAAGGATGGTGGTCAGGTAAGGCTAATCAACTTTGAGTTTTCTGATGAGCAAGCCTATGTGTTGGAATTTGGTAATAACTATATTCGTATATTCAAAGATGGTGGCTTAGTCACAGAAGCTACCACAGCAATCACAGCCATAACAAAGGCTAATCCAGCAGTAGTTACAGCTAACTCACATGGTTTGAGTAATGGCGATAGAGTATTTATTGGTAGTGTTGGTGGAATGACAGAGGTAAACAATAAAGAGTTTACTGTTGCAGGAGCTACAACAAATACATTTCAGTTAAGTGGTATCAATAGCTCTGCGTTTACCACATATACAAGTGGTGGCACAGTCGGTAAAATAGTAGAGGTTACAACGACTTACACAACTGCACAGCTATCTACGATTAATTATGCACAATCAGCAGATGTTTTGCATCTTGCACAAGAAAGTCACGCACCTGCGAAGCTGACAAGGGCAAGCGAAACCTCATGGACATTGGCAGATATAGACTTTAAAGATGGTCCTTGGTTAGATGAAAACATAACTAGCACAACATTATATGCTTCAGCAGACACAGGCTCTGTAACGCTTACAGCTTCTGCTAGTTTGTTTGCTAGTGCTGATGTAGGAAGATTGGTTAGATTTCGTGAGATATTAGAGATACACCATGACGAATGGGCAGCATCTACAAGTTATGCAGATGGTGTTACTGTTCGTTATAATGGTCATGTGTATGAGCAAGTGACAGGTAGCACGCAAACATCAGGAAATACACCACCAGTACACTTAGAGGGCACTGAAACATATGGTGCGTTAGATTGGGAATACAAGCATGATGGCACTGGATACTTGGAGATTACTGCATTTACTAGTGCAACTGTTGTTACAGGTACAGTTAAGAATGACACAGGTGTTTTGCCAGATCATGTTGTTGGTTCAAGCAATGCGACAAAGCTATGGTCTTTAGGTGCTTTTGGTGGGGATCAAGGGTATCCTAGAGCTATAGGTTTTTATGAGGAAAGATTGTATTTCGCTGGTACAACAGGTCAGCCACAGACTATCTTTGGCAGTGTATCTGCTGACTTTGAGAATCATACACCTGGTACGAATGATGATGATGCGATAAATGTAACGATAGCATCAGATCAAGTTAACGTGATAAAGCATCTTTTACCAGCTAGATTCTTACAGTTATTGACTACTAGTGCTGAGTTTACTTTATCAGGTGGTGCAGGATCAGAGCCGGTAACACCTACGAATGTTAACGTATTACGAGAAACAACATTTGGCACAGGTAATGTAAAACCTTTAAGAGCAGGTAATAGCACCATACTTATACAGAAAGGTGCAGAAAAGGTAAAAGAGATAACCTTTGATTTAGATACAGATGGATTGCTGGGTGTTGATTTGACTGTGCTTGCAGATCATTTGGCTAGAGGTGGCTTGACTGATATGGTATGGCAACAAGAGCCTGAGTTATTGCTATGGTTTGTACATGGTGATGGAAGATTAATAGGCTTAACATATGACAGAGCAAATGCTACAGTTGGTTGGCATGAACATAGTTTAGGTGGTAGTGGTATAGTGGAAAGTATCACAGCGATACCTAGTGGTGCAGAAGACCAGGTTTATCTAAGTGTAAAGAGGACAATAGATGGATCAACTGTTCGACACATTGTATATCTTAAGTCATTATATTTTAATGATGATGTTGCAGATGCTTTCTTTGTAGATAGTGGGTTAACATATGATGGTGGAGCTACAACGACCATTACAAGCCTTAATCATCTTGAGGGTGAAACAGTAACCATTTTAGCAGATGGTGCTGCACACGC